AGTCTGGGGTTTCGCATATTGTCATTACAACACCCCAAGTTTTGTAATAGACTTAGTATACTTTGAAAGTATCTTGTCTACAAGTATATTTCCCGTTCCCTCGAAAAGACCTTTGTCAAACTGAATCTTATATTGATCTGTATTGTACGAAGAAATAAATCTCTTATAATAATCTAACTTTCCACAGTCTATATCGTGAACAAGCATCTCAGTTGCTTTTACAATATCTGATGGAACATTAGAGTAACCGTACTCAACTGTTATTCTGTAGTCCCATGTTTTGCCAAATCCTCTGTAAATAAATTGTGGATCTAGAGAATCCGAAGACGCTGCTGGCAGAACAAGTGGGGCTGACTCTGCACGATTAATATTATCTGTTGACTTTTCAACAATTGCTGTTTTATCAGATGTTACTTCATATTCTCTATCTGTTACCAATTTGTTATTTTCATAAACCGATAAAACTTTTTTTACATCATCCCAGATAGGCAAATAGTCTGATCCAGTTCCTGTAAAATTTAAAACCTTTTTCTTATAATAAAAACCTTCTCCAACAATTGAATCAATTATTGCTCTTGCTATACCTTCACTATCCGCATATGCAGCAATGTCAGAAGCAGTGTTTCCCTTTGTGGACGGATCTACATACGGTCTAGTTACCTCATATGTATCGTCAATAATAACATCATCTATAATTTTTACTTCTACCCTATACTCAGAGTCATATCTTCCAGGAAGGTTTATAGTTAGGGTGTCCCCTGTAGAAAGTTCTGGAAATTCTAGTGTAGATACAGAAAGGTCCGCCATATCAGTTACTAAAACAGTTACATCTTCATCTACAATAGATGAAGGAATAGTGTAAGTAACTGGTATATCTGCGTATGGCGGAACTCTCAATATCTCCATACTATATTACCCTAAAACCTTTTTTACTTCTTCGGGTGTTGCAACACGGACATGTGAGCGAGTAAGCCACTTGTCTGCTTGCTCTTTTGTTACAATATTGTAACCTCTGTAAAGTGTTCCAACTTCTTCCCAACGAACATTCTTTGTTGAGTGAATGGCCACCTTGTCTCCATCTTGATTTGCTGGCTTAACAGTCTTCTTTGGACCGTCTGCTGCCATTGATCCAATAGCACCTGTATTTGTAAATCCTAGCGCTTGAACTGGCTCTGCTGCTGGCTCTTCAACCTTTGCTGGCGCTTCTACAACAACTGGCTCTACGACAGGCTCTGCAGCAGGCTCTACTGGTGTTTCAGCAACAATAGGCTCTGGTGCATTTTCTGCTACGAATGGCTTGTTATATTCATTGTTTTCCATAATATCCTCCTTGTTTGTATTATATCACTAAAGTATTAAGGGGGACAGGAGAGTGAACTCCCGCCCCCCATAAAAGGTTACTGTTACAGATTATGAATCTGAAGCAGCGTCAGCGAATGCAATTGCATCCTCTTCTTCCCATTGAATACCGAAGCGGACGAATACAGTATATTCAATTGTATCCTTCTTCGCTACGTACTCACGGTTTACAGTAATATCTCTCTGGAATCCCCATACACGGTTGGCAGGGAATGTCAAATCGATATAACCTTCTGGATAGTAAGGAACTTCCTGAACTTCGATTCCGAGAACACGAGTTGTACGTGCTCCACCGAAGGTCTGTCCGATACCATCAAGATAGTTCTGACGGTTTGCTTGAGTGCTTCCTGGAACTTGTCCAGCAAACGCTTCAGCAACAGCATCAGCGAGTGTACCGTTATTCTTAACGATTCCGCCGAATGCATCTGTACCTGCATAGAACTTAAGATTATTCTTAAGTGCACGGTACTTACGTGGCATTGCATTGATGATGCCCTGCATGACGCTAGGTGTCCAAGCATTATCTGCTACGGTCACGACTGACTCATGTGCATCTCCATTTGTCTTTACCTTATTGATAAAGCCTGGCATGATTGACAAGAATGCTCCTGTTGCACCATCACCATTGATAGCGAGATCTTCGATATCATTTGCGAATGCGTTGGTCATCAAGCGTACTAGGTGATCTTCTAGAGCATCACCTTCGACACCATCTTCCAAAGATTCTGCAGTTACTTCCCAATCAAGACGAATCTTCTTGGTAGTAAGTTCGACCTTGGAGAAGGTTGCGCCTGTGTTTGTGTAGTTACCTACTGCTTGTGCTGCAGCACGAATTACACGCTCACCTACGTTAATCTTCTCAAGTTCCATTGAGTTAGCCTTCATTGTTACACGACGGCCATCCTTTGCTAACACTGTAGCGTCCCAAACATAGTCGATAAAACGACGAGCCTGCTCGGGGCGCAAAATTCCAGAAGCCGCTGAACCACTAGGGTTAACAGCATTTGCTCCGCTAGTTGTTCCTAGCGTTGCTGTTGGAATGTTACCAAGTGTATCTGCACCTGGATTTGTTACTCCACCAATACCACCTGATGCGAATGCACCTTGGCCCTGGTAAAGTCCTGGTGCTGTTCCACCTAGATCTCCAGATGCGCCTGGTTGGTTTTTGATTATTTCTTCTGACATATTGTCACCTCCTAGTGATTTGTTCATTTGAATAGATCGGCTGTTTTGAGGAAACTACCGCCCCATAGGGATTTTTCAACCATTTCAGGCTGAGACTGGAAGATATCGCCGATATCTCCAGACTTTCGGAATGCGGTGTCTGCTTCCACAGCGTCTACTCGTTTTCCAAATTCATTAAATTCACTTGTTACTGCTGCAATATCTTTTGCAACGGCATCAAATGAATCCTTAACAGTATCAACATCGACCTTTGTAGACTTAAGAAGTTCTACTTCTGCCTGCAAAGCCTTTACTGTTGACACTAGATCGCTAAAGGCTGATTCTAGAGTATTTTTCATTTCGGTAACTGCCTCAGCAATTACTTCTTCTGATTTAGATACTTCTACAACTGCCTCGGTTGCTGTTTGAATTGCTTCAGCATCTTCTGCCTTAGTAATTTCTTCTGCCACGGCTTCTTCTGTCTTAACAACTTCAGTTGTTTCAACTTCTTCTGCCTTAGCAACTTGTTCAGCAACTTCTGCAACTGATGCATCTGCCTCTGGAGCGACCACAACATCTTCAACTACATCTGTCTTTTCAACTTGTGTCTTTGATTTTGTCATATGTTGTACCTCCTTGTTCATCTTAGAAGTATTAATGCCTTTAGCACTATCGACTAAGAATTTTATCATTGTTGTTTTTTCGTTATCCGTTTTCTCAACGAATCCTATATTTTCCATCTGCTCTCCGCTAATTGGACTAAGTTCTGATTCATTTTCAGATGAGATTACTATACCGTTTTCTTTGTCGTAAAAAACATTTTCTAGAACAGTTGAGTCTGCTTTAATAACATCTACGCCGTCAACTTTTTCAATCGATACAATGTTCGCAAATTGATTTGCTGGCGAGTCAACCAGACTCAACTCTATTAGGTCATAGTCTTTGATAATTCTAATTGTAGAATCAGACTTTTCATCATAACCATCATCCCATTTATTCATTTTACCGCCAATAGAAAAACCAGTAAGGGTTCCATCTAGAACTTTTTCCCATGTGTCTTGTGCGCCTTTTGATACGTATGCGGAGACAAAAACTCCAGAATAAAACTTCTTAGAGTCTGGATCAAAGTATTTGTCTTCCTTAAAATTAATCATTTTCCCAACAGCCAATGGTTGATGCATCTCACGAATATTGCCTCTAAACTTTGCAAAGGCCTTCATGGAAGCCTCTGAAGTAACTATATCATTTTGTTTGTCTAGGTTATCTAGTGAAGCAAAACCTGAAACAATACGTCTTTCCTTATCTACCTTACTAAAAGGCATTGAGAGACGAAGATTATCCCCATCGGAGTTCCAATGGGCTTTAGATATATTGGTCACCACTATATTATACCCTCCATTTTACACAAGTATCACATTCTGGACAAATCGGACATTAGGGAGTTTTTCTACCTTCACCCTTTGGATTTCTTCCAGCGACTGTTGATGTACTATCAGAGTTATTGTTTGTTCTCTCTGAATTTCTAGATCTTGTTGTAGTTGCCTCTGCTGCAGCCTCTGGCTTTAACTGTAGGACTTCATCTCCGCCCTCTCGCTGTGGCATATCAAGAATAACTCGTGCTTCATTTGGAGTCATGATTTGATTCTTAACATATCGCTCTAGTATTTGAGACTGTGCAATTTCATCAGTTAGAGTTAACTCGTTAAATACAAACTCAAGAATGTCTGTTTTTTCACGAATAATTTTGTTAATCATTTTTTCTAGTTGTCGCTGTGCTGGACGAGCAACCTGCTCTTTAAAAGTGCGATCTTGTGCAAGCGCTGCTGCTATAGATGCAGAATCGCTACCGCCTAATTTTGAAAGTGGCACCTGGTGTGCTACCAAAATATCGTCACGATTTTGCTTACGGTACTCCTTAAATGATCCATCTTGGATACCATCTTCAATAGGATCCATTTTAAACTCTACTTTATTATTTTCTGTATCACCTGGTAGTGGAATATAGAGTGTTCTGTGTGATTGTCCTCTAAGATTTGTCTGCAAAAATCTAAACATCTTGTCTTCTGCATCTCCAGAAAGTTTTGCACCCTTTAATGTTACAACATATCTTGGAACTGCCTTATTTGCAAAGTAGTCAATGTTGTACTGAGAAGCAAGAGAATCTCCGTGCAATGAGTTAATTGCTGACATAATGTCTGGCACTCCATAAAATGTATTAAGAGGTGAGTATTGCTTGAAGTGAATTATCTCATTTGGACGTGAATCTGTTGTAAGAGGATTAGGATTTTTTGCTCCAAAATTACGGAAGTAAACAATCTTATTTCCAATAATCTGAACATACCCATCTTTCAATCTTCTGACTCTCATAGTTGTTGCTGGAATGTGACCAACATATCCAATTTCTCCACGAGTTGTTCTTCCTATTTCTAGGTATCCATTTCCAGTAGATTGAAGATCTGTGTAAACTTTTTCCATAGTTGCAGTAAATGAATCGTCATCGTTTAGTGATTCAAGCCAATCACGCATTTCAATTTTTGCTCTTTCAATTCTTTTTCGTGCCTTCTGTGTTGCACTGTTATCTTCTGAGGCCTCAAGTCTCATCATTGTTCTTGGAGAAACCTTAAACTCGTAACCAAGTCCAACTATATTCTCTACCTTAGCATCAATTGCTGCATGGTTTGCAAATGATGTATCGTAGTAGTTTGCTAATTCATACAGATTCCAAGGCGGTGTAATAACGTCAAACATTCCATAGCCGTTTACATATACTAGCCCTGGGTTAATTTCTTTTGATTGTGCTCCATCAATACCGCTTTTTCCAGCAAGCGCTGCAGTTGTATATTGTGGTGTTGGTTGCAACGCTTTGGTAGATAGCCTGCTAGTTCTTCTTTTAAAATTTGAGTCCAAACCGTCTAATGTTTTTAGTGTGTCCCATGTGTTGTTGAATGGATCTGACTTTGAAAAGGGATCGTCTTTTTTTATTGCTTCGTCAATTTTTGCACTTATTGTATACTCTTCCATTTTTATTCCTCATCTCCATACTTAGCAATCGTATCTTTTGCTGCCTGAACTGCGCCAAGATCGTTTAATGATGGAATAAGTCCTGACTTCATTCTGTCTACTTGCTCTGAATACTCTTCTTCTGATACCCTTGTTCCACCTGGAACAAATATTGCTTGTCCATCTCCAGGGTCACCATAGTACATTGCAACTTTTTTTAATTCTGCAATTTTAGAAATATCGCCCTTTTCAGATGGAATATTTAAAACTGATCCATGACCGTCTGTAAACCACTTGCCGTTTGCTCTTTTATAAACATAAAGCCCCCAGTTATAGTTCTTTTCAATGACCTTACGTCGCACATTTTGTACAATTGGCTTACCAGTTTTTGGGTTTATTAATGAATCCATGACAATAAGTATACCATATTAAACTGGATCAACAGTAAATTTGTTCCAGAATATGTCATTGTATAATGAGTAACCGTAGTTTCCAACACTTATTGGAACATTATCCCCTACAACTATCTTATTGGTTCCTGTATAACTCTTATACACCTCTGAAGGATTTACTCCATAGTAACTGGTCTCTGTTAAAACAAGAACTTTGTTCCAGTTAAATGGACCAGTATGCCAAAACTCCCAGTCCAAAGGTCCACCAGACAAAATCTTTACCCTAAACCAGGGTCTTTCTGATATATTCTGAACCTCTTGAAGATTTGTTGATTGGTAATAGGATATGCTGTTGAATACTAATGGCCCAGTCAATCTTACAGCCCCCTCAAAATATGAAAACTCTAAACTATCTGCAAAATTAATTCCCAAAAAGCCCCATTCTTGAAGAGTTATGACTGGCTCTTTAACAACTTTACCGTTCCAATAAAAACCTATTCCATTTTGAACTAGACCAGTCTTGGCATCTATACCATAGACTTTTGCCCTTCTTCCAGTAGGATCACATGCAACCATGTAAAACTTTATATATGATGACTTGCTTTCTATTTCAAATATTTGAGTTGGTGCATATGGGAAATAGTCGCCATCAAATCTTACAGCCATCTGCGCTGCAATTACTTTAAAATTATTTGCTCTACTAGGATTAATTGGAATAGACAATCCACGATTTACCAAAGGATCGTATTGTCCTTTTATCTGAATTCCGCTATTTTTTGTTAAATACAAATATGGAGATGATCCAGTATATATTGAAAATGGATTGTTCTTTTTAAAATTATAGTAAATGCCAGTCTTTGTATATGGATAAAGAGGTGTGCCAAATCTTGTACCAATAGGGCTTCCGTCTGATTCATTTAATGCCTGAGAAGCGTAAGAAAGTTTTTTGATATTAACATTGTTTGTCTGAGAGTTTTTAACATTAATGTCTATATGGGTTACAATAGAAAGATCATTAAAATCTACTCCAGAAGGTGGATAAATAATCATGTTATCTACGACTTCATATTTTGTAGTCATCCAATCTGATTTTGGAATCAATATTCCGTTTCTAGATGGCCTCTCTGTTTTTGTAAAATAAAATGGTGTTTGGTTGGCTCCCAGTTCTGTGTACTGAAATGTTACGTAGGTTTTTACAACTGCGCCGTCGGTGTCATACCTATAATCTTTTGCAATTTTATTTTTTAAATCTTCATAATCATTGTATCCAGTAAACAAATAATTATCCAGCGATTCGTAGGTTCTTTGAATTGGAATTCCATATTCATTTGCCAGATCTGCATATGTCCATTCTACTGGCTCACTATCTATAGCAATTGTTTTTGACGTTACTGGATAATCAACATTAAACTGAATAAAATCAAGATCAAAATATTGGTCTCCTCGTTTATCCAAAACAGACTCTGCAAAATATGTTAATGGTATTTGATCTTCCCAATATGCGTTTGCAGAAACAGTAAGTTTGTAAGTATCAAAAACTTGATCTGGTACAAGTGTATATGTTGCTGTATGATCTAAAAGAAAGTCTTCGTCTGATATAAAGACTCCACCTCCACTAATAGCACCATTGGCAGTATCATTTACAGAGCCATATGGTGGCAGAGAGGTTGTGTCTAATCCTCCATCTATGTTTATTAGTTGATTATTTTGATAAATAGCAAACAAGTCTTCGTTCCAAACTGGGACACCTATTTCATTAAATAAAGATCTAATTTTTTGAAAATTGTATTTACTACAAAACCCTATCTTGTAAATTTTTCCAGTAAATGTCTGAGTTCCATTTTTTTTGCCACCAACATACATTCTTAAATCTGACAAAGATCCAAAAAAGTCTGCTGCTGGATTTCCAAATCTTGAAATAAACGCTGGAATATTTAGTCCTATATCTATCAACTCTAATGGCTCCGCTATTGTTGGAGAGTATATTGTTTCTAAAACTCCATCATAATTTATTACATAAGAAATTTGATTGTTAAGCAACTCTATTTCAAAATAACTGCTTGTGTTTTCTTTTTCAATTCTAAAAAGCGTTTGCTTAGTGCTAGAAGACTGAGGAAGCCTAAAACAGCCATAAAACGCAGAAGTAGGTTCTTTAATAAAATCAAAATTTTCAAAAAATAAATATCCTGAAACATCGTTCCAAGATGCGTCTGGCCTAAATGTAAAAAAGTTTACTGAATCTGACTGCTGTATGGTTTTACAACTAGCGAACAACTCACTCTCTGTTTTTGATGACAAAAATATTTTTGGAAGTGGGGCAGATGGTACAGACAAAGCCTTATTAACTATTGATGTATTATCGTTAAATGCTTGTTGCCAAGATCCAATTTTTGGATTAGAATAGTTTGAAGTATAATCAGCAAAAGCATAATCAATAAAAACAGATGTTCCACTATAAGAAGTATTTATATTTTCTGGAACTTCTACTCCTTGACCAAAAACGAATCTTCTTTTTGCTACGGCAGTTGGGACAACATAAGGATAAATTCCTACACAGTCTATTTCTATTGGATATATGTCCTCGTGTGCATAAAAGCCAATCCAGTCTTGATCCTTTTCGGTTTGATTCAACATTGATGGAACTGACAACGAATTTACAGAATAGTCCAAAGAAATTACCTCTTGACCATTGATAAGCAAAGAAATAATATCTTTTCCTATTCTTAAATGAACAAGCATTGGCCTTGTCCACTCTCCTACATAATATGTTTTATATTCAGAACCAATCTTAAGTCCGATAGAAGGACCGTCTACATAAATACCGTCATTGGATGCAACTGGACCAATAATTCTTTTTACTTCATTTGAATAAGAATTTATTCTAAGCCAAGTTTCTAAAGTATACTCTCTAAATTTTCCAGACTCATTTAAAAATCCAACACCAGGAACTATTAGAGATGGATTCGACCCATTTGGATAAAGGGCAGTTAGACTTGATGTTCCATAAACAATAGGAATTCCTAAATTTTTTGCTTTTAGCATGTTGTCAGAAATCAAATAATACGCATCCAAATCTTGCAATCCGTAACATTTTGCAACTATTCCTTTTTGTGGAGCAATTGATATTGTTGATGGAATGTCTATAGGAGTAACGCCAAGAGAGGTTGAGGAAAACTCTTCCGACCACTGTCCAAGACTTATTCCATTAACTAAAAACACATCTTCAGTTTCTGAACCACCAATAAAATTAATTTTAAAAACTAACCTAAAGTTTGTATCGTCTGGAGGAGTGTCAAATGTTTCTGATATAAAAACCCAACTATTATTTATTACAGTATCATAATTTTTTAAATGTGTAACCATTTGTCCGCTTGTTGTATCTTCGTACTGATACCCTATTTCAAACCCAGAAATGTAAGAACTTTCAGAATAAAAATATCCTCCAACACAAAATGTTCTTAGGTACTCGTTTAAATCTTTTAAACCCATTATGTCATTACTTATGGCAGTAACAGATCCTGACTCACTGTTTGTGGGAGTTGCTGTTATTTTGCCCACATAACTATTTATAAATGGCTCGTCTACTGATTGAGAGTATGCTTCATGCGTACCGCCAATAATTGTCCAATTTGAAAGGTTTCTTTGTGACTCTGAAATTAAAGATACGTAGTCTGCATTATCATCCAAGGCCCATAGACCAGTAGGGTGCTCCGAGAACACTTTTTCTGCATATAGGTTGGAAGGACTAGACATAATGAGTCTATTTTACCACAGAAGACTACTTGTTTATTTTAATTTCACAATAGTCTGTTGTGCAGTATGCTTCGCCCTGAGCCTCAAGATTATCCACACCATCATAAATTGCACTAAAGTCAATATGCTTTAGTTTACCAATATATGACTCATATTCTTCTTCAGTAATCTGAGTATATGGTTGCTGAGGATAAACGGTATTGCCCATCGGAAGAAATGATACTGCTTTTAGTTGTCCTTCGTACATATGAAGTGCTGGAACAACATGCTTTGACTCTGTTTCTTTGTCAAATGAAAGTGTTACAGAAACACCATTGTCAGACCAATACTTCTGAGCAGTTGCAGCAAGGGCAATCTTCTCAAACAATGTAACATCCTTTTCAGATCTTGGATGACCTGACTTGATTGGGAAGTATACAACTGATGTATTTGCTGATACTACGTCGTCTTCGATTGTGTACCCTGCTGCTTTGAACAAGTGCATCATTGGATCTGTGTTTCCAAATCTAACTGCACGAAGGAAGAAGTTTCCTCCAGGACCCCAGTGAACTCCAGGAGTTGCACCAGAAAGAATTGAAACTGATCCTGATGGTTTAACTGTTGTTACACGAATTGATTCACGAACACATAGCCACTCTGAATAAGAATGATCATACTTACGAATTGTTGTATAGCCCTCATCCATCCACTCACGAACTGTTGGCAAACCCTTTTGGTCTGCAAATGATGCAATGCCAGTAAGTGATGTACCAATGCGACGATTGCGTTGCATAATTCCATTTGTCTGCTGCCAGTGTGTTGGAACAAGAGTTACAGTCTTTCCATACAAATATGCAAACTTCAGGGTACGCAGGAAGTCCTCCTTAGACTCATGACGATTTAAGTGCACCTCTACAAGTGTACATAATTCGTATGACTCCAATGGCTGCTCCGCACATGGGTTAAAGCCCATCACACGATAGTCTTTACCGTCTGGCGCATCCTTTAGTCTGCCATAATTACGAGCAACGTCAAGCCAGATAAAGCCTGGTTCTCCGTTTTCTGTAATTAAATCTACATAGTCTTCATATTTTGTTCCTACCTCTGCTGAGATAGAGTTATTAGACATCCAGGCCCAACCTGGATTTTCTGGATCAAACGAGTTACGCTCTGGGAAAACTTCAGAGTTTTTCAAATTCATAAACGCTTCATCTCCAGCACTACCCAAAGCGAGTGTTGCAGAGCGTCTAACATTTCCAGAAACAACACATGTTCCTATTAGGTTTACTAAGTCTACAATGGCACGAGAATCTAGTGTTTCTCCCGCTCTAGAGCCTATTACACGGTCAATCTGCTCGTGCAACCTAATAAGAGGTGCGGGACCAGACGCAACGCCTCCAAAGCCCTTTATAGGGGCTCCTAGCGGCCTAATTAGGTCATAGTTAAACTTCTGTATATTTTGATTAGGTCTGAGATATGAGTTTATCAAAACTCTCACTGATTCTACCCAGCCTTCACGAGTGTCTGGAATTTCATAAATCTGCTCTGGCTCTGTAGGGCTATAAATTAAGAAACCTTTGTCCTGACCTACAGTATCGAACCCAACCCCGATGCCTAGCATAAGAGCATCCATAACCCAGGCAAATAATGCTCCTGGATCATTCTTGTCAAGATCTTTTGTTGAAACCATTGCACAGTTTTGTAGTGCTGCTGAGTTTTTCTTTTCCATAGTCATAGGAGTTCCAAATGCCCACATACCACGACCTGGTGGTGTCCACTTTAAGTTAAACATTCTATCAAATGCTTCTTGTGCTGACTTCTGAGCCTTGTAATCATTCCATGGAAGTCTGTTTTCCTTGGCATGATTTTTCTGAACTGAATACATACCCTCGATTACACGACGACAAACTTCATGCCAACGCTCTTTAGTTCCATCTTCCTTCATTCTAGAATAAGTACGAATAAAGGTAATTTCACCAAGTGAGTTTTCTGCTGCATCTTTAAATCCAAATGGGCTTTCTGCACCTTTGTACTTTTCGATAAAATCTTCTGGAAGTTTAAAACTAAAAAAATCTGACATAATGGATATCGTCCTTTCAAAAACGGAATAAGTGTTAATTATAGCAGAGTTTTGCAAAAAGTAAAACTCTACCTCTAAAGTTAAAGTTTATGGTTTTATATTAAAACTATTTACCACTGAGGATATGATTAAGTTCAATATGATTTATGTTCACATGCCTTGGAAGAGATGCAACCCACCTAATACTTTCTGCCATATCTTCTGCTGTTAATGCTATTTCTCTTTTTTCTTCTTGTGTATCAATTGTACCTGGACAAATTTCTGTGACTTTAATTCCATATTCTGGAAACTCTAGCCTCATGGTATCTACTAAAGCCATCATTCCTCTTTTTGCATTAGTATAATTACCACCAGACCTGTAGGCATATTTACCACCTAAAGAACTTACAAAAATAATAGTTGGAGACTCTGATTTTTTCATACAAGGAACAAACAGTTGTGATATATACATTGGGCCAGAAACATTTATATCGTATGCTCTTCTAAAGTTATCCATTGTTTCATTAATAATAAAGGTTGGTCCAGATCCTCCTCCAGCATTATTAACAAGAAGATCTAGAGTTATATCTTTGTATTTATCATAGAATATCTTTATTTCTTCTGAATTTGTAATATCTAGTTTGTAAACTTCAACATTTTCAGAAAGTAGTTCTGATATTTTAGACAAATCTCTTGATACCGCAATAACTTTATATCCGTTTTCAGATAAAAGTTTTACAGTTGCATAACCAACACCTTTACTTGCTCCAGTAACTATTGCTGTTTTCACTTACATACCTGACGATGTATTAAGTTCCATATCATTATGAATCCAGTGCCCAGGAACCATATATTTAAATCCAGACTTTACGGTATGTGCTGTATGAAAATATGGAGGAAATGCTGGGAATATAACAACACTGTTTGCTTTTGGCTTTACTCCAAAATTAATTGCTCCGTTTGCAACAGATACATCATAGTCCAGATCTACGGCTGGAGCAACTCCTTCAGAAAACCCTTCGGTGCTTGTCCAGCCACCGTTATAATCTTTTAACTGAAACGATATTTCTCCGCCCTCACAATCATCATTTAGATACATAACAAGAGAATATCTCAAAGTTTTGTCTCCATCTAATTGATCAAAATGTGCGCCCATACCCATTCCAGTATTATATTTTTTTATGTTAAATGTTGGAAAGAGTCTTGGCTCATCAAAGTCTCCAAGAGAGGTGGCGTAGTCTTTGCAAACATTGTATAAGGCAGTCATTACTGAGTCATAAATATACTTGCTTTTTTCTCTTACGACCCCATCAAGTTTGTTTATTGAATTAATATCAAATGTTTTTGTTTCTCCATAAATAAAATTTTTATCATTAGAAGATGTCCATGGATTCCAAAGATTAACATTAAGTTGTTCGTTTGACTCAAGAGAATCAAGTTCTTTTAGTATGTTCTGGAAACTATCAAAATCTTCTATGACATCAGTATAATAATATACTTTCGGATCTAATATTTCTTTATTCATTTAACTCCTCCTAGTACCTATTTTTTTCATAATGATCTATTTCTTTAATAAACCCAACAAGAACATATCTAACAGGTCCTTCTCCCACATGCCTTACGCCGTGCTCGTATTCTTCGTTTCCTGGAAAGACAAGCAAGGTGCCTGGTTCTGGCCTTAACTCTATTCCCAATTTAGGGAAAAATAAAAGACCATCAATATAGTCATCATTTATATAGGCAATTGTAGCATATTTAATTGACGGATCAGTGTGCTGATCTGTATGTGACTTTAACTCTACACCTGGCTGCATTCTTTGAATTGTTGCCATACCACTTAGATGTAAAGAATTGTCTGAATTAATGACCATATTGTTCAGTTTATTATACATAGGGTAATAAACTGGAAATTCTGTTATGTTAAAATTTTTATCTTTCCAATTTTCTGTAATTTCAAACTTACCTTCAGCAACAAGATTTTCTACATCATCTCTTCCAAATTTTTGTAAACAAAACACTTTTAGATTGCTTAGATATTCCACTTCCCAATCTTCTTGCTGGCGACTATTTATAATTTCCCAAAGGGAGTCTAAAGTTTCTTTTGATAAAAAATTTTCAATAGAGATTAGTTCAGGAGTGATTTCTTTAAAAGCGAAGCCTTCGTCTTTTAAATGTTTTTTAAATAGTTCAATCATTTAAACTTCCTCGTGCCTGTACTTATTTCCATCTTTATCTAGTTTCCATCCTTGCTTTAACAACTCTTGCCACTCTGCTCTTTCAATTTCTTGCTGTGCTCTAGTCTCTTTCATTTCTTCTGCCCAGGCATCCCTTAATTCTTGTGGATATGCATCTTCTTCACGATCATCCCAGAATGATCCAATCGTATATCTAACACCCTTAGTAATAAGAGTTACTTCGTGCATATTGTTAAATCCCCCGTCAAATGCAGCAAGCATTCCAACTTTAGGCTGAATAGTTATTTCTTGATCTGGAAACTGCAAAAGTCCTCCCTCAAAACTATCATTTAAATATAAAAATGCTGCATACCGACTTCTAGTAAAAGCACCAGATTTTCCATGTTCGTCTGTATTATCAGAATGTTTTCTTGCATATGCGCCTGGCTCCCATTTTTGTGTGTGATATCCAATTTGAGAAATTATTTTAGGATCTAAGTCGTGAACACTTGCAACAGCATTAATAATTCCCTGTTTCATTTGTGAAAATATATCTGCAGGCAAACCCTCTGCAAGAACATGCTCGTCATCATCCTGTGGAAGAACAGAAGAATAAGATTCATAAAAAGATATTGGCATCCATGTTATTGTGCCAACCTCTGCATGCTTATCTAAGACCTTTACAAGTTTTGCAGCAGTTTCTGCATCAATAAAGTTTTCATAAATAACTATATCTTTAGTTATTCTATTTTTATTTTCTAGATTCATCTTATTCTAACTCCATTTTCTATTTCTACTCTTTGAGGATGAGCATCTCTAAATTTTTGCTCTAACTCTGGCTGCATAGATAACCAAACCTCTTTGCCATACTGTTTTTCTTTTTCGTACCACTCATCTGTTCCTTTTTGATATTTTTGCCAGTACATTCTTGACAAAAATTTATTATTTTTATATGCTGGCATAACGCCGTGAAGATACGGCATTCCATCTTCTGTCAGGTAGTCTGGATGTCCAGATGGGAAAACCAATAAGTCTCCTGCCTCTGGCTTATACTTTACAAGTTTATCGCCCATTGCAAAATCAATTTCTCCACCCTCATAGTCATCATTAAAGTATATAGTACAAGTTATAATAAACTTATATCCTGGAGCATCTCCTTGCTCTCTTTGATAATCTGAGTGATACCGCATTCCATATTTTTCTTCGTCATCACTTATACCGTACATACCTATTGTCCCGCCCGTCCATCTCCAAAGTGGCACAAGGTTTCCATCTTCATCTGTAATTGTTGCATTTAAATCTATATCAATATTATGTCTTTTAATGTAGTCTTCTGTAACCAAATGAAAGTTTTCCATCATTTCAATAGCAAACTGTTTTTGATTTTCTTGAATTTCTGTACTTGTTATAATATTTTTTAAGTTACCATACTTCTCTGAATTATTAAATCCAGGAATTATAGGATTTAGGTAATCTCCAAAAATTGACCACTGTGACCAAGGACTAAAAATCCTATCCTCTGTTTCTGTAAGCGAATCCTTTAAAATTTTATAAGACTTCCCAATATCTTTAAACATGTTCTTATAAACAAATATGTATGGATATATTTCTTCTACTTCAAAGTTAGAGTCCATTTTATAAAATCCCCTTTTCTGGATCCCATGATCTTACTTCTTCCTCAGTTGGAAAAATTCTATAATACTCTTTGTTTTTGTCTGGTTTTATGTCTCCAGTATGTTCTAAAATTTCCCAAAAAAATGGGCATGTATATCTCAAACCACTCTTTATTGTAGTGACTCCATGCACATAATTCATGTCTCCTGGGAAAAAATAGGCAGCACCTCTTTTTGGTTTAAATTGCACTTTCTGGTGCGGAAAATATAGTTCTCCACCTTCGTAGTCATCATTTAAGTAAAACAAACTTGAAAGATCATAGTTTGGAAAATCATTTGGCAGTCCAGCATCTGGCCCCTCGTGTAATTCTTTATCTGCATGCGGTTTTTGAAATTGACCTGGAAGCCATTTGACAATTGTTGTTCCAGTTGGCTGCACCTTAACTTTATAAAATTCTTCAACAATTGGTTTTAGTTTTTCAAATAATCCTGCAATAACTGGTGCTATTGCGGGATCATTTTTATCTAATGTTGGACTAGTTGCAACTCTATCTTTCCAATAATCAGAGTCATAAACTACAGTTCCATTTTCGTTTACATGGCTTTCTGTAACGTCCCATATAGTTAAATTTCTTGCTGAACTATCTAAAAAATCTATTTCTTCTTCAGTCATAAAATTTTCTAGTTCTACAATATTTTCTGGACCATGCCCAAAAAATCCTGAAGGTGTTAAAGATGGTTTTCTAATTACCTGAATGGCCTCATTTGGATTCATCATAATATTATATCACCTTTAGTATTATCTTTTACATAAAGCCTTAATGTTTTTACCTCATGAGAACCCAAACTTTTTCCTGTTTCATCAACAGCATCTCTGTACCAGTCAGTCCAACCCCCAGAAGAATTTATGACTTGTGCGGCACTTCCATAAGACATATTAGCGTCGAATCTAGACCTATCCTCATCTTTATATTCAACAATATTCATTACGCTATTGTTTAGATCAGTTAAAGATATTGGAATAATTGTTGCTACTGGGGTGCCTGCTTTTATTACAGTCTCAACATTTGTTTTTTTTGCTTTAATTGCAAGTGGTAAAGGGTTATCATAAAACGATGTGCTTATTAAATTAGACATAGTTTCAAAATTTTCATTAAAATAGTTAACTGGATTAATAGTTAAAATGCTTACGTTTTTTTCAGTTCTAAAAACTAAGCCAGTATTAAGACTTATGGACGATTGGCCTCTTCCAGCATATGACCCTATTGGACTTTTAATTTTTATGTGCTGATCCGTCTGATCATTTATTCCATCCCATGTAAAAACTATGTCTTCTGTACATGAAAGACTCCAGCCAATTACGTTAGCCTGAGTTACTGGAAAACAACGGTATGCGTGATTTTCTGATGTAGCATCCATCCAATCTCTTTTAATAGACATTGGATCTATTTTGAAGTTGCATCCTTGCATTTTTTCTACTGATATATTAATCATTATTCATTATCCCACTTTGGATCATACATATCTGGGGTGTGATACTTTTTGCTGTAATCAAGCATAGTTACAATAGAATATTTTGTTCCAGAATGAACTGGCATTGCTTGATGAGGATACATGAAGTTTGAAGGGAAAACATATAAATCTCCAGCCTTTGGCTTAATGTTCAAATCCTGTAATCTAAAAAATAATTCTCCTCCATCATAGTCATCGTTTATATATGCAACTAATGAAACGGTACAATTGTAAGAATAGCCATGATCGTGATGTTCCTTAAAGTGTTGTCCTGGACCATATTTTATAAAGTTAAAAGCCTCCCAATACTTTAGGGGCATAATGTTATAGTCTCTGCGATAGTCTTCAACTGCTGCTAGTTGAGCATCGTAAACATCTTGCCAGATCGCCTGAAGTTTTAAAGAGTCTTCTCCCTTGTCTGCTTCTATGTCAGTTTTCTTAAATTTAAAATCAACGCAATCTCTATAGTCTGGCATTAACTGCTGATAGCCAACGTACGCTGGCATCCAGTGATATCTTTTTCCTTCTGAAGACACTTCTCCATATCCAGCAACAGAGCCAAGAGTACTCTCTAGTCTATTTATTAAATCAAACTCTTTTTTAATAACTCCTCTATAGCAAGTTATACCGTTGCCAAGACTTTCTTTTTCTGTCCATGTTTGCATTTATATCTCCTATTTATACTCTCTACGTGACCAAATTTTTTTAATATAAACTCCACCGTCGGGCTGACGATAGAACTTTGCGTTATCTACCATTTTACCATATATAGAAGATTGATCCAGTATCTCTATGGTGTGGTCCCAATTTTCTCTTTTAAAAGGAAGGATTTGTAGATATGGTGTTCCTGCTGGAAGTGTTCCTTCCCAGCCATCTGTAACAAAGAACGGAAAACTTCCAAGTAGATGAACCTTATCAGAATCAACAATCCCAGTTGTATTTAAAAATGGAAGATCAAACCTGTTCATTGGTGTCATAAATAGTGCACTGTATCCCTTTGGTAACTCTAGGCCCCATGGGGAACTCCATGCAAAGTGATGCCGATAATATCCTTTGGGATGCTCAAACTGTGGCATTGGAGGTCTTTGAGTACAGAAATCTTTATATCTAGAATCATTAATGGTGACATTTATTATGCCCTGAGAATTTTTAGAAAATACCAAATCACAAGGAGTTTTAAAAAGATATCCAGTTGCAAATGCGTCCATAATTGCTGGGCAGGCTTTCCATGTTGGCACCTTTCCATAATCATCTGTTGTGCCTTCTTTTGGAAATGGACAAACCTCTTTTGTAGCCTTGTAGTATTCTCCATTTGGCATTTTTGCAAACCTATCTGCATCTTTATACCAATCTGGTATTTCTTTTTGTGTAGGAACAGGAACAGAAATATCTTCTTTATTTATCCAAGGCCTAAATGACGTAAACTTTGCAATCAGAGACACTATTTGTGTCCTAATTCATTAATGTCTGTCATTACGACAACACAATACTTTGTTCCCTTTTTCATTGGCAAAGATGCATGCTCATAAATATAGTTAGATGGACACAAAAGAATGTCTCCTATTTTAGGGGTGTGCGTATAGTTTTCAAATCTTGGAAATCTAATTTCTCCACCCTCGTAATCATCATTTAAATAAATTACTGCAGAAACGGTACAGTTATAATGAGGGCCATGATCAGCATGAATATTAAAGTGTTTGCCCTCACCTTCATACTTTACAAAGTTAAATGCTTCATAATAAACTACATTGATACCCCAATATCTCGCATAGTCATCAACACATAATTTTAACTTTTGATATATTTCTTCATGCAGATCTAGCAATTCTGCGTTATTCTCATCTCTTGGACCTAAATTTTCTTGTTTATATTTAAAATCTACACAGTCTCTTGCTTTCTTAACTGGGACATTCGATGTAGTTACCATTGCCTCAGACCATTTATGCCTTTTGCTACCATCTAGGTTTGATTCAAGAATGTTTATATATCTTTCTGAATCTTCTTTAGAGAATGTGTTTCTATATAAGTTTATTCCTAATTGTGGATTTTCAACTAATATGTTGTCTCCAATTATTCTTGATTGATACCTTTTTAAAGATGTTTCTGACCTATCTTTTGTAAACCATTGATTATCATTTTCATCATATATCTCCATAAAACTAACCTTTCTTTTGTCTAACTATTATATCACTTTAATATATTTTCTGCTTTAAAAT